AGTGCGTGCAATGCAGACAAGGTGGAGTTTGACTACGACTTCCAGAGCTTTGCTGACCTTATGGAGCCCGACGCAGCGAACTCCTTCTACGAGGATATGGGCGGTGAAGAAAAAAAAACGACCAACCAGGCGGAAAAGAAGTAAGCGTCGAGGAACTGTTGGGTATGGCATTGGGGTGCATCGGGATGAGCAGAGAAGACTTTGAACGATGTACCCCTTTTGAGTTTTACAAGGCATGGGAGCGATGGGCGGAAGCCAAGCGCGATGCGGAGCGCAACGAGTGGGAACGCACAAGGGTGCTGGCGCTCTTTGCCATCCAGCCCTATGCAAAAAGCAATCTCCAAGCGCATGACATTCTGCCGTTTCCTTGGGATGAAAAGCAGGAAGAAAAGTGTGAGGAGGTGAGCAAGGACGAGTTCAACGCACGCTTTGAGGCAGCCAAGAAACGTTACGGACTGAAATAAGAAAAGACAATGGCAAAAGCAGTAGAATTTAGAATAAACATCAAGAGCGAGGACGGTGGTGTCCTGAAACGTCTGACAGTGGAAGCCGACGGTCTTGACGACATACTCTCCGAGGTGGGGAATACCGCTGTGGCCACTGGCAACAGACTGCGCGAGATGGCAGACAAGAGTCTCGTGTTCGATACAGCCGTCCGCTCGATCCGAGACCTCAGCGACATGGTGGGTGGACTTGCCGAGCCTTTCGACAGTTTTGAGACCGCCATGCGCAGTGCCAATACCATGGCAGGAAAGAGTGGGTACGAGTTTGAAGCACTGACCGGTCAGATAACGGAACTGAGCAAGACTATACCGCTTGCGCGTGAGGAACTTGCCAACGGCTTATACCAGGTTATATCCAATGGTGTGCCCGAGGATAACTGGATAGAGTTCCTCAACAAATCAAGCCGTAGTGCGGTTGGTGGTATTGCGGACTTGGGAGAGACGGTGACCGTTACTTCCACGCTCATCAAGAACTATGGTCTGGAATGGGATCAGGCAGGGAACATTCAAGACAAGATACAGATGACAGCCAAGAACGGTGTGACCAGCTTTGAGCAGTTGGCGCAGGCACTGCCCCGTGTGAGTGGTAGTGCATCGCAGCTTGGTGTTTCCATGGACGAGCTGATGGCTGTTTTCGCCACTACAACGGGCGTGACGGGTAACACGGCGGAAGTATCCACTCAGTTGGCTGCCGTGCTCAACTCACTCATCAAGCCATCTGCGGAAGCTACGAAAGCTGCCAACGAGATGGGCATCGGTTTTAATGCTGCCAGTATTCAGGCCGCTGGTGGTTTAGAGAACTTCTTACTCGGTTTGGATGCAAGCATACAGGAGTATTCGGCAAAGACCGGACAGTTGAGCCAAACCATTTACGGACAGTTGTTCGGCAGTGCTGAAGCAATGCGACTGCTTGGTTCGCTGACGGGCGAACAAAAGGAAAAGTTTTCGCAGAACATTGGAGCGATGGCAGACTCCGCAGGAGAGATAGATGCAGCCTTCGACAATATGGCATCGACGGGAGAGAGCCTACGTCAGACGCTCGCTAACCAAATGCACGCCATGATGGATTGGGCTGGCTCAATAGCCAGTACTTCCGCACCTTATGTGGAATGGATAGCTAACAGCGGCATCGCCCTCATGAGTATGGTGCAGCTCAGCGGTGGCATCAAGACTGTGGTGGCAGGACTGAAAGCTGTGAAGGTGGCCACGCTTGCGCAAGCAGCTGCAGCAAAGGTGGTGGCTGTCGCATCCAACATTTGGAAAGTGGCACAGATAGCCCTTAACTTTGTGCTCAGTGCCAACCCCATCGGTATTGTCGTGATGGCTATAGCGGCACTTGTGGGTGCATTGATAGCGGCGTACAATAACTGTGAGACCTTTCGCAATATCTGTGATGCTGTATGGGCAGCGGTGAAGAAAATTGCATCAGCCGTATGGGACTTTCTTGTCAAGGCATTCGAAAAAGCGAGTGCCGTAATAAAGAAGGCATGGGAATGGGTGAAGAAGTTCTTCGGCATAAAGGACGAGACCACAGCAAGGCAGACGGCGGATTTGGAGAAAAACACAAAGGCCACGCAAGCGAACACCAAGGCAAAGACTGCGAACGCCCAGACCGCCTTGAAGAACAATAAGAAACAGAACGCCCCCTCAACAGACAGCGGAAACGGCAGTGGAAAATCGGGGAACCAGGACAAATACAGCGGAAAGAAGCTTATCGCCAATGCCACGAGTTACAAGGAACTTGGAAACAACATCCAGTACTACCAGAACAAACTGGAAACAGCCAATGGGACGGACACCAAGACCATTGAGCTCTACGCAAAGAAAATTGCAGCCCTGCAAAAACAGCAGGATGCGATAACGCAGTTGCAGGATGCGGCAAGCCGTCCCACTGAACTGAACACCTTGAAGGACATCGATACAGAAATCACCTACCAACAGGGATTGAGGGAGAAAGCCTCTGCCGAGGAACTTGCAGTAATCGATGCCGAAATACAGCGTTTGAATGACCTTAAAACGGCGTTTGAACGCAGTTCGCATGTTGATGTCGGTTTAGACAAGATACAGACATACCGCCAGCTTGAAAAAGAGCTGCAGTATTATACAGACTTGTTGAAAACCGCTACAGAGACAGAGCGCATCGAGATACAGAAGCAGATAAATGCCCTTAACGACTTGAAGAAGAAATGGGACGATACTCTTGATGAACTGAAGAAGCCGGAGGACATCTCCAGACTGAACACCATCCGCTCGCTGGATGATGCTATCAGCTACTATCAGACCAAGCAGAAGAACGCCAGCGCATCGGAGATTGACGACATACAGCGCACGGTGTTGGAACTGGAGAAGAAGCGTGATGCTAT